TCTTTTCCAAACTTCAAAATAAAATTCCGCATTACCTGTTCCCGAAATCCGTCTAATATTTCCAATTGTTGTAATGTTAAATACGCCAGGATTACCAACTATTATATTAGCACTTGTTGCTAAACTTGATATTAATTGATTAGTAGTTGTAATTGCACCAGTTGGTATATTAACTGCCGTTGTGTTATAACTAGGGTCTGTTATGCTACTTACTAATTTAAAGTAACCACTAATATCACTTGCTGCATTTGTAGCATAAAGTGTTAAGTTAGATGGCAAATCATTTAAAGTAATAAAGTGAGATATTCCGTCGTCACCATCGTTAATTAAATCAGAGGTTTTAGTTACCGAACTACCGCCCAAAAAAGATAAAGCACTAAGTTGAGTAACACCGTCACCAATTTTATAAGTGCCTGTTTGTTGCAAGTAAACCATTTGCCCCACCTTTAATACAAGCGTTGCATTGGCTGTAAACCATGCACTATCTTTATAACCTAATCTTATATCTACGTTTGCCATCTAAACTATTGGATCTATTATTATTGCTGTATTGCTGTTTATTGTGTCAATTATTTGCTGTAACACCTCAACTGTATAAACACCTGAAGTATTAAAAGTTTGTAATGTATTTCCGTTTTGGTCTTTAATCTCAACAATAAAATTAGAAGTAGGAGCAATTAAACCACCTACATAAATATAATTGTTGTCTAAAATGTTACCGCTACTTATTGGTAAATTACAACCGTCATTTCCAACTGCAGAACTAATTGTTAAGTCAAAAAAGTGACCGCTAACATCATCGTCGTTACGCTCAGTAAAATCTGTTAAAGAAATATTAGGGTCAAATCTAAAAGCACCTAAATAACCGCTATTACGAACTTGTCTTAAATAGTTTGGTACATCATAACATAACCTTTCTACATCGCTTAAAACTTGATTAACGTTGCTTATATCCTTATTTACTAAGTCGCTAATTACAATTAAATACTTTCTACTTAAAACATTATCAGTAACGCTACTACCTTGCAAAATAACATTCATAAACGGATAAACAATCTCTATATTAGTGTCAGCTTCCGATTCGTCACCAAAGTAAAATGAGTTTATGCCTTTGTGCTTTAACGCAAAGTTTTTAAATATTTCTATGTCTTGATTTAGTGTTAACATTACTCTTCGTTCCTCCAATAATTAAAACGGTTAAACGCTTCATTGTTAAACTCACCAGCACCACGCATAGCCACACCATTTGTATAATTACGCATGGTTGGATTCATTCCAGTATTACTTACCTCTAAATATTTAGGAAAAGTATTTGTATTCATAATTAAATAATCGGTTACAAGTTGAGCATAACGTTCTGCATGTATTCGCCATTTATCCATTAAGAATTTAACGTCTGAAATATCCGCTGAACTTGAATCTGCAGAGCCTTTAACTTGTATGCCTTTGTTTTGATAAGCAAATTTAAAATCGGGACTTGCCTCCATTTTAACATACCAGCATAATGCCTTTGCAATATAATCGTTAATTAGTGCTTTCTCATTTGGATATAATGCCATTGTTGGGCTTGCAATGATTTTCGTTTTTAAGTCGTTGTATAAATTAGTTCCTAATATTTTTTGAATATAAATATCTTGCACCATTATAATTGTGCTTTCTAATTTTTTCCAATCTACGTTACCGTCAACTCCAGCGAGTTTCTTAAAGTAGTCTTCCTGTATAAATAAAACGTCCGCCATGTTATTTTTTCTTTTTTCTTAATCTCGTTTCTGCCATCCATAAATGTCGACAGTCGGGGTCAGTTATTCCAGTATTTGGATTTGTATAATATCCTCCACGATAGTCCCAAACATTAGTACCTAAATCGTTACTCATGTTATCTAACTCTTCAAATGAATATTCATGTTTTTTAGCTAACATTTTTGAACAAAAAGTACGAGATTTTCCACCAAGTTGTAAAGGCGGTTTATCTTCGTTAACTTCATATTTATAAACAGTATAAATTTCATCACTTACAATTGGCTCTGTTTGTTTTTCAATAGCTTTTTCAGTTGGTTTAAAACCTTCAATTGCATCTTCTAAATAACCGTTTTTAACTAAACGACCTATTGATTCTTCTATTTTATAAACTTCAGTTCCTGTTACCTTTGCAATTTCATCAATAGTAACCGTTGGATTGCCTTGTAGCGCATTTAAAACAGCGCTATCTAACTCTTGTACAGTTATAACCAAAGCATCAGCAAACTTCATTATTTGACGTTCGTATTTTAACGCTTCATTTGGGTTTCTAACTCTTTCTCTTTTTAAAACAATATAAGTTGATGGGTCTTCAATACGTCCACAACTTTCTAAAGCCATTAAAACTTTATCGACTTGGTTTGACATTTTAGCGTCAATACCTTCATTAATTCCTAAAAACTTTTTAGCATCACTTACACTAAATCCATAAGCCCCTAAACTCGCAATTGCTAAAGCCTCACTTGTACCATTTTTCTTAGATTTAAAATGATGTACTATTCTATTAATATCGTTTCTTTCCGTCGCACTTAAGCCGACTAAAGCATCGTTAACCTCACTTGCCTGAATTGGTATTGGCTGTCCGTTAATATCTAATGGTACGGCTTTTAACGGCTCATATCCTTTTAACTTTCTACGTTCATCTTGCGTTAAATCAACATCGTTACTTAAGTCAGCACCAATTAAACTAATTGGCTCAAACATCATTTCTAAATATTCACCTGTTTTTAAAAATGATAAATAGGATAAAAATTCAAGTAAATCATTTTGTCTAGGTTCAATATATCCTTTTACAAATAGTTCCTGTAAAATTAATAAATCGGGCGAACCACTTAAAAATGATTCATCAAATTTAATGTTGAATAATTCAGGTGCCATTTCGTGACCTGCAAATATTTTTTTCATTGCACGCTTTGAAGTGAAAGCAAATTTTTCAGATAAATCATTTACAGAAACGTCAACTACTTCGGGTGCTTTATCGTCCCTATCGGAGTGTGTAATCATTAAACTTTCCCCATTCTCACCTGTGTAAGTTCCTTTAAATGAACGCTCGATTGAATGAATCATGTCATCCGTTGGCTGTCCGTTAAAGAAGTTTATAATCTTACCAATACTAAAACCATTACTAACATAATTCTTATTGAACGTACTTATATCAATATCTGTATTAATATCATTTACGATACTTTGATATTGTGCAATAGGATAAACGCTCTCTAACTTACTTGCGCTTGCAGTATAATATTTAAAATCAATAAAGAATGTGCCAGCCGTTCCGTTATTTTCAAATTTTTTAATACAGTCAATATCTTTGCTTTGCGTATTTTTATTCCAATTTTCACAAAAGTATAATTTAGTTTCACATTCGGAAATCCTACAATTAGCAGAATTTAAAAAATAAAGTTGAATTATTTGCCCTTGCAAGTTTGTAATTACTTCTACATAAACACCGTTAAATAATTCTGTATTTAAACTAACTCTTTTACCAGCTTGGTTTAAATTTTCTTTACGGTTAAAATTATCAATAAACGTATCAACTTTAATTTGGTCGACTTCATTTACTGCCTTTAATCCTTTTCCCCAAATATATCTCGCTTTACGATTTACAATGGCTCTATGTTCGGGATGCTCGTTAAATAAACGCACCAACTCTTGCGGATATAAATTATCCTTACCGTATTTGATATACCCCTTTGTGTCCTCGCTAAACGTTAATTTAGGCATTGCCTTAAACGTTAACATGTGCTTATTATCTATGTATTGAAATTTAGCCGCCATATACTACTGTATTGTTTTCGTTGCCAATATAAACTGGGTAATCACTTAATTGTGACACAACGTTTAATTTTCCTTTATCAATTAAATTTAATGCTAACAACGGATTTAAGTTTGTCGTACTTGCTTGCTCGTAAACGTTATATTTATAAAAACCACTAAGCAATAAACTAAAAGTACCATTTAATAAATTTTCAGTTACATTTTCAATAAAATCAAATTCGCTATACCTTAATTTATTTGTGCTTATATCCGCTGCAATAAAGCATTTAACTGCATTACTCATGTCATTTGTAACCTCAAATAAATACTTTGCATTGGTTAACGTTGTCTTTTCAGATAGCGTTAAAATAACTTTATTTGTTGTATTTTTATTTATTAATATCACTAATATAATATAGTAAAAAAATAAACTTTTACAAAATAAAAAAGGCTACCGATTAGATAGCCTTTAATATTTGTGTAATTAATTCACTATGGAGTTAATAAACCAGCTAAGATAGTTGGGTCAACTTTTACAGCTGATACGCTTGAACGACCTTTAACAGTCAATGTAGTGCCGATAAAGTCACCCATTGCTGTACCTGCTTCAAATTTAGAATCAATTGCATTTGAACCATATCCACGACCTAACATCCATGCGTCACCGTTTTGCATTACTGCAATAAGTACCACTTTGTTATTTAAGATAGTTTCAATTTCTTGTTGGTCTAATGTATTTAAACCATTCATTTTGATTGAGCATTCCCAGTCATAAGCCTTAGTACCAGCCGCTGAAGTTCCAGCACCTGTATAAGACCAGGTCCCTTGTTCAATCTCTTGAGCAATGGTTTTAAAAGCTAGCGTTTTAGTGATAGCAGTTACAACATTTGCAGTTAGCACAGCTGTTAGCATGTTAGCAAATGGAGTAATATACCATGAAGCTACCCCAGCTGTTGTTAAGCAGTCTTTTAATGTATAATTTTGTGTTAATGGACAAGGCATAATTTTATAATTTTATAATGTTAAAAATAAGAGGGAGTAAATTAATACCCCCTCAATTTATTTATCCTACGTACAAAGTGTTAAAACGTTGGTTTGTAACGTGAGCGAATATTGTAAATACTACATCATAAAAATAATCTTTACGAGGTTGAGGGAACTTATCAATAACTACCATGTTTAAATCTTCCATTAAATCAGTACACCATTTGATTGAACTTGGAACCGCTACTAACATAACGTTTTCAGCGATTGGCACAAATTTAATTTCAACACCTAAGTAAAAATACTTGTCAGCAACCATGTCGACAGCAAACACATCACGATAAGTTAAATCAACATTTGCTAAGTTAATTAATTGCTTATGAGAACGAGGTGCGTAAATAAACGCCTTCTCATCTGATGCGCTTAATGTTTCAGCAACAATAGCACCATATAATAATTTGTATTGAGCAACAATAGTAGCAGCTGTAATTGCAGCTGTACCTACTATTTTAATACGACCACCTACGGCTGTATTGTTATAGATAGCACGTGTAATAACTGAATCTAATAAGTTAGTTGGCATTGCTGCAACTAATGCTTTTTCTTGTGTAGATACTTGTGTATTTAAAGTACCAGCAGTTAAAGCAGCCACAGCCGTTTTAGTTGCACTTGTAGCACCGTTCCAAAATTTATTTTCAGCGTCAGCAGAAATAGATTTAGCTACACCGTTTAAAATCATTTTAGCGAATTCGTCAGACACATCATTCCATGCACCTGGTTTCATATCACGATTAAAACGAGAAGTTCTTAAATCATTCGGAGTGAATGCGTCAAAAAATTCAACTTTAACAGGAGTGATTAATACATCGTTAATTCCAATAGTTCCTGAAGCTGATGGGTTTACTGCCCATGCTTGCATAGTTACAGCATTTACATTTTCAGTAAAAATTGTGCCTGCTTTAATTCCTGTTTCAAAAGCCACTAAGCCTTCGCTAATTGTTTTGTTTTCAAAGATAATTTCAGAGATAACTGGATCAACTGCCTGTCCTCTAATGTCTACTAATGCTGAATAAGATATTGCCATTTTGTTTTGTTTTTATTTTTTAGTTTATAATTTAATTTTTATCCTACGAATTTATTTTGTTTTCTTAATTTGAATAATTCCAATGAAGTTAATTCGTTGTAGTTTTTTTCTGTTTTTTTGAACTTAGCTTCTAAGTTCATAGCAACTGAATTTTTATCCATTGCATCAATAGCACTTAGAGCAACTTGTAAACCTTTTTTAGTTTCGCTTAATTGCGATTCTAAATTAGTTTGCTTAGCGGCATAACCTTTTTCTAATACTTCTAAGCGGCTTAAGATAGCTTTCATATCTTCGCTTGGTTCTACTGGTTCAGGTTGAGCATCTGCTTCCTTAGGTTTTATTTCAGTAATTAAACCAGCTACACAAATAACAGTAGTTCCATCTGCTAATTCATATTCTCCTTCAGCAGGAACTGCGACACCGTCTGCCCCTGTGAATGTAGCGGCTGCACCAACCTCCACAGCGTCAACTGATAAAATAGTTCCGTCAATTAACGTAACATCTTCCAACTTAACAACTTTAGTTGCTGGTAAATCAACTCCTAATTTCATTAAGGCGGACTTAATTAAATCTTTTGTTTCTTTTGATAACATATTTATATTTTTTAGTTTCTAATATAATATAGTAAAAAATTAGGTTTTTACAATATATTTTTTATGATAGCGTCAACCTCGTTTTCAGTCAATTCAATCTCTTGTTCTAAGTCAAAGAAACCTTCTAAACTAATACCGTTTACTTTACCGCTTTTTACTTCATTCCAAATAGCATCGTTGTTAATTTTCATGCTGCAAAAAATAGTACCGTCTGGTAAATCAAAACCTTCGGGCTGTTTAATGCCACGACTTGAATCGGACATAAATACTTCAAACACAAACACACCTTTTGATAGGTCGCTTGTATCATGGGTTAACTTAACTTTCTTTTGGTTACCGTCGGCCATGTATTTTTGTAGTATTTGCATATTAGTTTCCTTTTTATAAACTACATAAAATTCCTCCTCAATACCATTATTAATTACTTTACGATATATCGGTAAGTCAGCAACAATAACGGGTGCTGTGATTATTCTTTGCTCTTCTTGCAATGCCATTTTAAATTCATAGGGTTTTTGTTCGTTAAACATAAGCCACTCGGTAAGCATGGCAGGGCTATCTACTAATGCAATATTCTGTATTCCTTGCTCTTTTAATTCTAAGCCTGTTAGATTAGTATTAATTGTTGCATAGTAAATTGGTAATTTATTTTCCATTTGTTTTATTTATTTAAAAGTTGATTGATTTTCTAAAACGTCTACTCTGTCTTTTTTAGCAGAAATTTCATCTACTCCTACTGTTGCTGTTACTTTAATAGTTGGCGTAACCGTTGTTGGGGCGTTTAGATTTTTTCCTGTTTCATCAAACGAAGTAGTTTTATTTGTGTTATTTTCGGGTGTCGAAATTGTTGGAGGTGCGGGTATAGATGGCATAGTAGGACTTACACCACCGCCTGCGCCACCGCCTCCACCTTCGTTAAATTTACTAGAAGATATTTTAGCAATATTGGCAACAGCCGCAACACCAACTGCAACAGCTGTAACCGCTTTTAATGCAGTCCCAAAAGGCTCTGGTATAATTGATTGAGCAGATAAAGCATTAACCACACCTTGTATTCCGCTAATAGTAGCACTTGCTATTGCTAAACCTTTATTTATATTAAATTGTTTTTTAGCTTGCCTTAAATCTTCGGCACTTCCTTTTTCTAAGTTTTTACGTTTAAAATAAAAATAACTATCAGACAAAGAAGATAGCGAGGTCGTTAATTCGCCAGCAGCTTGCAAAGAATTATCCCTCCACATTTTTTCATCTGCTGCCGCTTTATCCGCTGCCGCTTTATCTTTATCCGCTTTATCCTGCCTTGCTGCATCATTACGGGCTTGCGTGCCTGCAATCATAGCCTCATCCTGTGCAATTTGTCGGGCTTCTAAATCTAATTGCGCTTGCTCTTCAGCAAATCTTGCAGCGTCTTTTGCAGCCTGGTCTGCTGCTATATTAGCTAATTCCTTATTCCAAAAGGCATCTGATTCAGCTAATCGTATTGCATTTTCAGCATCCCTTACAACTTTTAACTTTTCGTTCTTTTCCTTTTCGGCTGTTAATGTAACAACTTGTTGAGTTGTAACGGCTGTTTTAATAGCCTCTAATTGACCTGTTAATAGTTTCTTTTGCTCTTCATTTAATACACCGCCTTGTTGAACATAAGCAATAGTTTGCTGCACCAATGCTTTATTAGTTTCAATGATAGCTGCCTGTTTAGCTATCTCTAAATCAACTGTACTTTTACCAGCTGCCTTAGCTGCTGCTATTTGTCTATCATATTCATTCGTTTGTGTCTTTAATGCCTCTGTTGATTTTTCAGCATTCTTAACAGTAGCCTCACCCATATCATCTAAAGCCGTATTGGTAATACCTATGCTATCAGTTAACCAATTTATACCATCGGTTACTTGTGTTATTATATTACCTACAAATTGTAAGGCTTTAGCAAGTAATCCACTTCCTTTACTTAACTCTTCAAAGTTTTCATATAGATAACTAACCGCCATAACGATAATCATCACGCCAGTAGCAGCTAAAGCTGTTTTGATTCCAGTTAATCCTTCTTTTACAGATTTAAAGTCAAGGTTCATTAACCCCTCTTTTAATTTACCGTAACCCATTGCAGCCCTTTCGGTTTCATTACCACCTAAAGAACTATTTACTTCATCAATCTTTTTATTTAACTTTGCTGCTTCAATAGTTAAATCTTTAAATTGCTTTGAGTTTTGTTTACCTTGTCCTGCTAATAAAAACAGTTCGTCTTCTAAAACTTCAAATTGCTTTCTTAAATCCTGTGTTTCTTTAGTGGCTTCTTTTTCTGCCTTTGCTAAATCTTCAGTAGCTTTTGCAGTTTGCTTTTCAGTTTGTGAAACACTTTTTAATTTATCATTTAATAACTCAAGTTGCTCAATAGCATTTTTGTATTGCTCACTACCTATATCGGAACTTTCAGCTTCATTTTGTAAAGCTGTTATTGCTGACTTTAAATCTTTAACTGATTTTATAGATTGTTCAACTCCCTTGACTTGTAGGTCGAAAGCTATATCAGTATTATCTGCCATTTTGTAAAGCGTTAATTAGGTCTGCGTTTCCTGTTGCTGCTATGTTAATTGATAAATGAATGCAAGCTAAACCGTCCAATATAATTTGGCTTGGTTCGTTATTCATCATTGATTCTAAGTGTTCTATTTTTTCTATCATAATTAATTGTAAACTCTTATTTCTATTGATGTGTTATCTAATATATTATCTGCTATTGTAGTAGTGCCAGGCGTTCCTGTATTGATAGAAATAATATCGTTATTTTTTCTTAGTAATAATGTCATAGTAGGCATATCAATTTGGTTACTTAAGCAAATAACTTTACCACTAGGGAAAGCACCTGTTAAAGTTCCAGAATATGCGCCTAATCCATTTCTACTCCAAACAATATCACCTATTGTATTTTCTAAAATAGTAACCGTTGGTGCAGCCGTTCCTGTTTGACTAATCAAAGCAACATAACTTTTATAATTCAATAATAAACCAGTGCTATTTTCATCGGCTGTAATATTACTACCAAATACAATTAAGTTTTCGCAGCTTTCAGGAATAACAATATTTTCGCCTATTGCCAAACAATTAGTCCCTCTATTTTGGATATTAGTACCAACGTTTAAAGAACTATTTAAACGAGCAGTAGCTACACCGTTACCTGCATTAATAGGGCTATCACTTATCAGGAATTGCTCAGGAACAAATACCGCTGATTCTAATAACTTAATTAACTCAACTTTTGTAGACGTTTGGTCTAATGGCGTATAATTCTCAATCTTATTAACTATGTAGTAAGCACCGTCGATAAACAATCGGTTTCTAAACGAAAATTGATTAATGTCTTTTGGAGTTAGCCATAAATATTTAGTTACAAATTTTCCATCTCTATCAATTAAGTTAGCAATGTATTGTTTGTGATAAGCGTTGTATAAAGTGTTATTAGTAAAGTAAGCATTAATGTAGCTATAATAAAATTCCTTTGCTGGCCCAAACATTAAAGAAACGGTAGGATTCATAGCATCGTCCTCCATGCCACCATGTAGATATTCAGTAGTTACTAAATCGGTTAATCCACTTTGTTTATATGTGTAAGGGTTAGGGCTTGTTTTAACGTCACAATAAATCAAACGTATGTTTGCCGATATTGTTTTTTTATTCGTACCGTCAAGCGTGTAAATGCGTGGTTGTGCTATTCCTAAACCATAGTTTGCGGCAAGTGGAGTTGCTGAAAATATCAACTCGGTTTTTTTGTCTGATTTAATAAAATCATTTTCGACATCAATTTGTTCCGTTCCGAACACTTCGTTATGTGTCTTTTTATATAAATCATTATAATAATCTTTATCCTCTTTGTAAGAATAAATATAACGTTTGCCCTCTAATAAGTTAGGGTTAATGGTTTGGTCTTTTGCTAAGTCTGTTCTATTTTCAAAATCAATTACGGGAGTTGTATTGTAAAATTCGTCAAACGGTTCTATTATTAAATCGTTTTCGTTATCGGGATTCGGCTCAACAAATAAATTGAATGCTTTGAATATTGATGTTAAAAATTCCTTTTGTTTAATTTTAGTTGGAAGGGCATTGTTTACTTCTAATAAATTGCCTTCCATTACATCTTTAGAAGATGCCAGCATATAGAATGATGTTTGACTAGCTCCACTTAGTTTAGTAAATGTAATTGCGCCTGTGCCGCTTGTAATTATATTAGTTGCGGCATCATAGTAAGTCACGGCATTTAAATTAAAAGAATAATCTACCTTTAAATAATCACCAACTGATAAATTGATTGCACCGCTTGCTGCTGCAAAATTATCAAAATAATTAGTGTTTTTATTAAAAATAACCGTCCCGTTATTAATGAAGTTTCTGTTACCCATTATCCCAATGTCAAACCAACTTGCCCCATTATTAATCGACTTCCTTATTCTTAAAGTATTGCTAGTTTGTATTAACGCATTTACTACTAAAGGATTTGTGTGCGTGAAGTTTAGTTTAACATTATTAGTTGCAGCTACATTATAACTACCGTTTTCAGCAACTACCGCATAACTTGCAAAAACTTGATTCGCACTATCAAAAAAACCACTAGCGCTTGATTCGTTTGGATATGTATTATCAGTATAAATAGCGCCACCTACTAATGCTTCATCGCTTGTTAATCCTACATAAAATTGACGCGCATTTAATTGAGCAGTCGTTAAAGATATTGTTGTAATATTTGGATAACAATATAATTTTTTAAAAAAAGCAGTTTCAAAGAAAGCGCTTGTAAATGTGCGACCCGTATTTTCGATTATCTTTTTTACATATTCGTAAATTGAAAAGCAAGGTAAAAAATCTTTTGTGTTCCAAATTGTATCACTGCCTCCATTAGTACCTCTATCTACAAATGGATAGGCATAACCTAAACCTGTGCCAACGCTTGAGCGAGATGCTATTTGATTTGCTCTTGTATAGTTGTGATTGTATGCACTAAAATCTAAATCTTCGTTACTATCTGTATTACCAACTATTAATTTTTCACCAATATCAACAAACAAAGAACCTCCCTCACCAATGATAGAACACTCATAAACAATTGAGTTATCGGGCTTAATGTTTATCCTAATCAATTGCATATCACCAGCAAAGTTTTCTAAGCCATCAACTAAATATCTAACAGGTGTTTTTAAATTCTTATTGAAATATTGAGTAACAACGTTTACCTCAAACAAATTCTCAAATAATTTATTTACTTCGTTCGTGCCAAACAAATTAATCGTTTGACTTCGTGACGCTTTACGCTGTTCTGGATTTCTAACATCCGCTAAATTAAAATTTATACTAACAGGAATATTAACTCCGAAAGGAAAACTTAAATATCCGTCCGTGCCATTTGCACCATTTATGTATAGTTCCGTTCTTACCATTAGATACCTCTTTGTCTCGTTTCTACTGTGCCTAAATTCAAAGTAACTGTATAGTTAACCAATGATTCATTTGCGCTCTTATACTCTTCGTATGCGCCACTCGGTGAGTTTACTGCTATTAGTTTAATACCGTCCCATAACCATACTTGCGGACTTGACCATAAATCATTTAATTGTTGGCTTTGCTCTTCCGTTATCCAATCAGTATTTAATAATACAGTTGATTCAATAGACATGCTTATTGTGTGGTCTTCTCTATCCCATGTATTAGAGCCATATGCTCCCGTTGTTGTATTTAATCGGTCAGCATTTAAAGTAACGTTGTTTGTTTTTTTAGTGAATGAATTTTTAGATATTTTATCAAAGTGAAAAAATACAATGTTGCCATCTCTATCTAAGTAGTATAGCACATGATCGGTGTATTTAGTGCAAATATCTTTAATAGTAATTGAATACCTTGTCTCAACTAAACTTGAATCATAAAAGACTACTCTAATAACGTCACCAACTAATGGAGTAGCTATAAAAATATTCGTGTTTAGTCTTATTGCATATATATCATATAAGCCAGCTACTGGCAAACTTGCAAAAGAACTGCCATCAATAGTTACATTGCTCCTTCTTAATTGAATTGATAAAGAAGTAATAGGGTTGGCGACTGGATTTATAAAATGCAGATACAAATCTTGCCCTAACACCAATCTATTATCAGGTGTAATTGTGCTTGTCGTTTTTGATAAAAATAGTTTACCTGCCGTTTGATTAAATATGTAATCATTATAATTATAAAGTCTAAATGCATCGTCTGTTAAGCTCGCATCAAATGCTCTGTATGTGTAAGCATAAGTAAAATGGTCTACTCCAGAGTAATAGTCGCCTACTTCAACTAAAACTGTTATGCTTTTATTAGTTGCAACCTCAATTGGATATGCTAAACTTAAGGCAGGGTTGAAATAATGTTGAATAAAATTTTGAACCCATTCTTTTACATCAACTACTAGCCAACCGTCGGGACGCTGCAAATATTCTTTTGTGTAAATTTTACCGTTAATCGTAACCTTAACCACATATTTAAAATCGGCTATTGCTATGTTTGTCGACAATGCTGTGAACACTTGAGCGTTATATGCAGGTGTTAGTACTTGCGGTTTTTTATATATTGTTAATGCCATTTTAAACTATTCTATTTTTATAAACAAATCCAATTTTATTAGGCTCATTTAATTTATT